TACGATATCATAAAACAGAAAAAATAAGTGAAGCATATTGTAAACAAAAAATGGATATTTTAACAAAAGCGGCAACTACTATTGCCCAAACTATAGGGAGTAAACCACGATGAGTACACAAGATATTTTAAATAGTTTAAACGGATACGACACTGTTAAAAGTCACGCTCTTGCAGACGCAGCAGCAGAACTTAAAGGATTAACTGAAGACTTTCAAAACGGTGTTATTAGTGCTTCTGAATATGAAGAATTGTTACAAGACATTTCTACAACTGGCATCATTATTGAAGATGCAGCAGCACTTAGCGCACAAACTGAATTAAACAAAATTATAAACACTGCAATCACAATTGCATCAACAGCAGCAAAAGCAATTTAAATACAAGGAACGTAACAATGGAACAAAACGAGGATTTTATGACAAAATACTGGCGCCCAATGATGGCAATGACATACATGATTACATGTTTGTTTGACTTTGTGCTAGGACCAATATTATATAACATTTTGCAATACTACAACCCAGGTCAAAACTTAGATATGTGGCAACCATTAACATTACAAGGTGGTGGTCTTTATCACATTGCAATGGGTGTTGTATTAGGTATTTCAGCACACGGTCGTACACAAGAAAAAATTAATGCACCAGGATTACCTGATTTTAGCAGCTTTACCCCTCCACCTGCAGCACCTGCTCCAGTTTATGCGCCAGCTCCTGCATCGGTATATGTACCACCAGCGCCTGCTCCAGTTTATGTACCACCAGTTGTTATTCCAGAACCAGTTGCAGTAGAAGCAGCTCCAGAACCAGTCGCAGTAGAAGCACCTAAAGTAGCAAGAAAACGCCCTGCAGGCAAACCGATTCCAAAATCATAAGGAGAAATTATGAAAAAACTATTATCATTAATTATTATTAGCATGTTAGCAGCTCCGGTTGCATACGCTAATCACGAAGAAGGCCATGTTGGTCCGACTACTAAAGAAGTTTGTAAAACTGTAAAAGGTAAGAAACAATGTAAAACTATCAAAGTTCATAAGAAGTTTGAAGGTAAAAAAGTTCCACCTAAAAAAGCAGTTGTAAAACCAGCTCCAAAAAAAGTAGTTAAAAAACACAAGTAATCAAAATATTGACAGGTCAGTCTTTGTATAGTATAATTACTATACAACAACTGACCTTTTTTATGAGATATTAACCATGACAGACTTTTATTCAAAACTAGGTGTGTCCAAAGACGCATCGCAGGACGATATTAAAAAAGCATATCGTTCATTAGCTAACAAACATCATCCAGACAAGGCAGAAGGAGACCAGGCAACGTTTAAAGATATTTCAGTAGCGTATGATACGTTAAGTGATCCACAAAAACGTCAAGAATATGACATGCAACAAAATGGAAATCCGTTTGGCGGATTTAGCGGTGGACACTCACAACAATTCCATTTTGATATGAATGACGTATTTGGACAGCATGCGCATTTTACAAATATGTTTGGACATGGATTTAGACAACAACAGCGCAATCGAGATTTAAACTTACAAGTACAAATAACATTAGCTGAATCATTTAATGGAAAACAAGTAGATGCAACGTTTACTTTACCAAGTGGAAGATCGCAAACTGTTTCAATAAATGTACCTGCAGGTATAGATAACGGTGATTCAATACGTTATAATGGGTTAGGAGATGATTCTATTCCAAATGTTCAACGTGGAAATCTTAACGTAACTGTAATAATACTACCAGATCCAACTTTTAAACGAGAAGGAAACGATGTACATACAACATTAGAGATTAATCCAATTGAAGCAATGATTGGATGTACTAAATCTGTAAAAACAATTAACGGTGACACTATTAGCTTAACAATTAGAGCCGGCGTTGAAACCGGCACAAAATATGCAAATGGTTCTGGATTTACTAATGTGCATAGTAAACAAACTGGCCAATTTATTACTGTTATTAAAATTAAAGTACCTGCTATTACTAATCCTGCATTAATAGCACAATTGCAAGCAATAAACAGTCAATTAAATTGACATTTACGTGTAATAGTGTATAATATAACTTTACTAACAACAACAAGGAACTACAATGGTCGAACCAAGCGAAAAACTACAAGCAATTTTTGACAAAGCAATAACTGCTGCAAAAAATATGCATCACGAGTACGTAACACTTGAGCATGTTCTGTTTTCAATGCTCACAGAAGACGACGCATTTACTAATTCGTTACAACACTTTGGCGCTGATGTAAATTTTTTAAAGGGCACTGTACTCGATCATTTACAATCTAAATGCCATGAAATTACTACAGTAGAAGTAGTAGTTAAACCAAAAAAAACACAAGCAGTTGAGAGATCATTAAATCGAGCATTTACTCAAGTGTTGTTTAACGGTGGTACCCGTATTGAACCAGCTGACTTCTTCTTAGCAATGTTAGGGGAAAAACGGTCATGGGCATTCTACTATGTTGCACAAGTTAACATTACAAAAGAAAAATACGCAGAGTACGTGCAAAATGTTATGTCAGACGACGATTCATCATCTGACACAATTAAACCAAATGCACAACTGCACAAAGCATTGCAATCGTACACTACTAATTTAAATGACGAAGTTAAAAATAATAAAATTGATCCTGTTATTGGTCGTGTTGATGAATTAGAACACATTGCACTAGCACTAGGCCGTCGCAGCAAAAACAATGTTATTATGGTAGGCGATCCGGGCGTAGGTAAAACTGCAATTGCCGAAGGTCTTGCATTTAACATCGTAAATGGTGCAGTTCCGGAGTTTTTAACAGATTACACTGTTTATAATTTAGACATTGCAGCTATGCTAGCAGGTTCTAAGTACAGAGGCGACTTTGAAGAACGATTTAAACAAGTTATTAAGTCGTTGCAAAAACTTGGTAAATGCGTGTTATTCATTGATGAAGCTCATATGATTAGCGGAGCAGGCGCATCAGGTAGCTCATCTAACGATTTAGCTAATATGATGAAACCTGCATTAAGCAAAGGTAACATTAAAGTTATTGCAAGTACAACTTGGGATGAATATCGTAAACACTTTGAAAAAGATCGGGCATTAATGCGCAGATTCCAACGTATTACAGTTGACGAACCTACACAAGAAATGACTTTACAGATTCTTAAAGGTATTAAGAAGTATTACGAAGGCCATCACAAACTTAAAATTAAAGATGAAGCACTACAAGCGTCAATTAAACTATCTGTAAAATATCAAGCAGATAAAAAATTGCCAGATAAGGCTATTGACTTAATTGACTGCGCTTGCTCACGGTTTAATTTAAAACTTGCTGATCATCGTGTAGTTACAGAAGCTGATATTCAGTTTGAATTAGCTAAAATGGTCAACATGCCAGTTGAACAGATTATGCAAACCGAAACTAGTTCATTAGCATCATTACAAGACAAGTTAGAAGCAGAAGTATTTGGTCAAAATACTGCGTTAACTGAAATTGTTGATAAGATCATGGTTGCACAGGCAGGTTTAAAATTAGAAAACAAACCAATTGGTAGCTTTGTGTTTATGGGGCCAACAGGCTGCGGTAAAACTGAAACTGCTAAAGCACTTGCTAAACATTTGAATACTAAATTACTACGTTTTGATATGTCAGAATATCAAGAGAAACACAGTATTAGTAAACTTATTGGAAGTCCTCCGGGATATGTAGGTTTTGAAGACAATGCAGGGTTATTGATTACGCAGATTCAAGAAAATCCAAATGCTGTACTGTTATTTGACGAAATTGAAAAATCACATCCTGATGTGTCAACGGTATTACTACAAATGATGGACAATGGTTTTATTACAGGGTCAAATGGTAAACAAGCTGATTGCCGCCATATTGTATTAATTCTAACTACTAACGCAGGGGCGCAAGCTGCAGACAAGAATCAAATTGGCTTTGGTACTCAAGAAAAAGACTATTCAGATGCTGATCTTAAGAAGTTCTTATCACCTGAGTTTCGTAATAGACTAGACGGTGTTATTACATTTAACAAGTTAGGTAAAGACACTATGGTTAAAGTTGTTAACAAGTTTATTGACGAAGTACGCGAACAAGTTAAAGAGAAAGGTATCAAAATTAAAGTTGATAAAGCTGCAACTAACTGGTTGTTAGATAACGGCTTTGATGCTAAAATGGGTGCTAGACCGTTACATCGTATTATTGACAAAGAGATCAAACGTGATCTTGCTAAAATGATGTTATTTGGTGATCTTAAAAATGGCGGATGGTTAACTGTTACGGTTGTAGACGACAAAATGTCACTTGTTGCTAAACCTAAAACACCTAAAGTGCCGTTGCTCACTACAAAAGAAGTAATTACTGATTTGTTTAGTATTGAAGATGCAGATTAATACTACTAAAAAACTATACAGAGGCAAGTACCAGTACAATATTGTGCTGGTATGCGCATTTAGCCATGTATTTAGAGGTTCCAATAGTGATGCATATTTTAATAGAATTAATCGTGAAGAAAAATTACTTAAAACTACTAACACATGGCGATCACCGTTAGATTTAGCATACACTACGGTGATTTATAACAACCTAACAAATATGGATGACTACTGTACTCGAGTTGAATTTCCTGCAGTTACAATTTATACTAATGAATATAGCGACATCATTAGACTACGTGATATTCATGTAGATAAAGTTCGCAGTATTAGCATGCCGCCTGCTAACTTAACAGCAGGAACAGTTTATATGCCAACTATAGAATACGAATATCGAGTTACTATTGGCAGAACTGAAAAACAGTATTTAGATTTTTTAGAATGGGCTGATGCTATTAACAAATTGCGAATTACTAACGGATGTAGAGACATGCTATTACAACAAAGTAGTTATGGTGGTGGGCATTTTTATGTAACTGGTAAAAACATGTTGTTAATGTGTAGAATGCAACTTGCAGGAATAAAACTTACAGTTGATCGGATAGTGCATTAAGTATAAATATACTAATAACACGGGATTTAACTATGCGTATTACAGATCTACTTGAAAACTCTCACTTTAAAGGTGAGGAGTTTATTAAACAAACTGACGACGGCAATAAGATTGATTTTGACTTAGCTGAAGATTTAGTTTTCTTTTTAAATAACGACGACGATGCATATCGCCGTCATTTGCTACCCGCAGTACACACGTTTATCGATAAGAAAAAAGCAGGTAAAGATATTAAGTATACTATTTTTAAAACTGCAGTAGCAGATGGTTATAAACGGTATACTAAAGAATATCCAATGCGTGAATTGCCAGAAGATATTGATACTAAAACATGGAAAGCAGCTTGTAAACAACTGTTTGATGAAGTATCTAAAGATATGAAAGATGGTAGTTACGATCACAATTAACATTATTACATAGGGGTAACACTATGGCAGGAATTGCACATCCGGAAGATCTTATCATTAATGAAGGATCTAAAGGAGCCCACCGAGCAGTTAATGAATTAACTAGTCTTTCTTATAACACTAACACATTAACTATTAAATGGGACGGATTTCCTGCTATAGTTTTTGGTCGTGATAGTAATGGCACCTTAGTGTTTGTTGATAAACACATGTTCAAACAAATTGCCTCTGGCAACCTTAATTTTACTACTATTAGAGATTATGACGCTAGTCGTAACGTTAATCGTAGCGATCTTTGGGGCAAAGAAGATATATTACGTCCTGCATTAGATAGAATTATACCAAATGTTACTGATACATATTACATGGGCGACTTGCTATGGGCAGGTATACCAGATAGTATTGGTGATTCATTTGTGTTTAAACCTAATACAGTTGAATATAGGGTTAATCACAACAGCAATTTAGGTCAGTCTATTGCTAACAGTGTAGGTGGCATTGCAGTACATACGTTCTTTCCAGGATTAACTGCAGACGATGAACCAATTACTGGGTTTGATGGGTTCTCAGGTTGTAAAGACATTACATTTATTGCAACTGAGATGACGTCTAAACCAAATATTGTAATAAACAGCACACTATTACTAAACGCACAACACGCTATTGCAACACACAGCAACGCTGTAGACGTGGCTATTAACAAAATAACTACAGCTAAATGTAAGTGCGTAATTAATGCAATGGGTCCATTTATTACAAGCATGATTGAATCTGAAGATTTAGAAACAGATATTGTTAATAGATTTATAGAGTTTGCACAACCTAGATTTACTAAATCTGTTACAGAAAAACTATGTAAGCCATCTGGTCAATTCCATATAGACATTTATAAAGGATTAATAGGACTGTGGAAAATTTGGAGTGCAATATCTAATCTTAAATTAGACATTAAACATCAAATTGATGAGCAACAAGTTCACAGTGCAGTGCATCCTATAATAAATAGTATTATAAGTCACGAAGGTTATGTTACAGGTGCGGGTAACACTAAGTTAAAAATTATTAATCGATTAGAATTTAGCCGCGCTAACTTTTCTAAATACAAAGTGTCAGCTGAAGAAATTGAAGCAAAAAGTAACATGCCAATGGCAACTTTTTGTTTTGGTAGAATGAATCCTCCTACAGTTGGGCATAAAAGAGTTATACAAAAAACTGTAGAACTTGGAAATGAACATGCGTATATATTTGCAAGTAATAAATGCGATCCATTAAGTGACCCGTTAGATTACAATGTTAAAACTGAATTTATTAAAAAAATTCATCCTAATTATTCTAATTTTATAGTAACCGAATATGTTAGAGATCCATGGCAAGCTGCATGCTGGTTATATGATAAAGGTTACAGACATATGGCATTTATTGCAGGTAGTGATAGATTAGGTACAGGTAACAGAAGTTTAGAAACTGCACTTAATAATTGGAACAGTGGCCCAACTCGTACTGTTGATTATGCACATGGTGCAAATGGTAGAGAACATGTAGTATTAAAATTTGTTAGTAGTGGAGATCGTAAAGATGAAACTACTAACGCTAGCGGTACATTAGCGCGTGAATATGCTAAATTAGGTGACAAAATTAATTTCCAACTAATAACTGGTGTAAGCGAAGATATCACAGTTTGTGGTAAAACGTTATATCAAGCAACTAGGGAGGGAATGAATTGTACAACGGAATGAATAATGAAACGATATACAAATGAAGATATAAAAGAATTTGAGCTTGCATTATTAGAAATGCAAGCCACTGTGTTACATGAAGAAAAGTTACGAAAAGGTGCCCTTAGCGCAGCACCAGGCATGACAGCATGGCCTGCATTAAACAACAACAACAATCCATACCATGCTTATAGGTTTGGAATATCAGTAGCAGGGTCTCCTGATAATCATGTTGAAAAAGAAGGACCAGTTGGAGGAAACTTTGTTACGATGTCTTATTCAGACGGTGATGAGAAAATTCTAAGATCTGCTGCAAAGAAAATGGGGTTTAGTAGTAAATCAATGGGGTCTTCTAAAAAGTCAGCAGAATTGCCAGATGTAAATAAAGCTAGTGCAGTTGCTAAAGTAAAAAGAAA